GATTTGGTCTACCGCAGGAAATTACCTGTTTAGTTAATTCAGTAGCGTTGCCAGCTGTAACGCCAAAACCAATTAGTGTAACGCGGAAGCGATACTTTAGTTTTGGCATTAACAAGCCTTGCGATGCTGAGCTCGCGTCACTTGCTAATGGTACTGTAAATCTTGATAGTGTTGAAATTGCCATATTATTATGCTCCGGATATTGTATTTACCATTTAGGTAAAGTGGGGAATTACCCCCACTTTAACTTATCCCTGTAGCTCTCCTGTGTTTAGTAGACGCAATGGAATGTAGATGAACTCGATTGCCTTAACTGGCTCAATCGCAATGTCCAAATACAATTCATTTCTGTCAATTCTGCTTGGAGTGTTATTCGACTCGTCGCAAACTACAGCAAAGTCATAGATAGCACGTAAGCCAACTAATTCAAGCAATAGCGATTCTGCTGCTTGTTTAATTTCATCACGTGTGATTTTATCGTTAGGTTCAAACACATACGGCTTAGCTAGTTTGTTCAACTGGCTACGTAGATATACAACCAAACGTGCTACATTAATACGATCTAATGCACTGGCGTTTTTAGCACGAGTCTTCTGACCGTAGTTAACTAGGCCAACACCGTTAAAGAATGTAATTGGGTTAACTTTGATATCATATAATGTATCACGTTGACCTTCATTCAAGCTAACCTGTTGGAACTCTCCGCTTAGTGCATCAATGTAACCAACTGCTGTTGCGTTGGTAATGCCACCACGACGTGTACCTGCTGGTGCAAACCATGGATAGCTAACTTGATCACTTAGAGTGATTGTTTTCAGCATCATGTGGCTAGCTGGAACAACAATGTAGTTGCCGTAATTGTCAGTTGTGTAACCGTTTGGATAGAACGCTGCGGTATACTCGTCATATGTAACAATACCTTGATCGTTATTGTCTAGAGCACCTGCTGCGTTACCACCCCAGTTTGTCAATGTAGTAGCGTCTGCTTTCAAGCGTAATGGTGTATCACCGATAACAAACGATGTCAACTTACGATCAATGTTCAAGTTAACTAGGTTGCTCATTAGCTCTGGATAACCAGGAGCAGCAATTAAATTAAACACACGTAGTTCTGTTTCACGGATGTCACTAGTTGTATCAACAGTAGCCTTCAATGCTTTAACTACTGCTTTACGCTGTGCTAAACGACCGAACGTACCCGAACCATCTTCGTTTGTACCACTTTCTGTAACCCAGCGATCTGTTAGGTAAAGAGCCTGGCTAACATTGTTCATACGCACATTATCGGCGGTAGTGTCAACATGACCACGTACAAATTTCTTAACATTATAACCCGAACGACGTAGGTTCCATAACAACATACCTGCAGGGTAAAGTGCTGGATCTGGTGCATCTGTATCTAAGAATGGACTAGTTAACAACTCAACAATCGTAGCTGCTGCAACGCTCTGGCCGTTAGTGTCCCAACGTGCATCGGCAAATAAAACACCATCTTCTGTTGTTTGGTCCGACTTGTCAACTAACACATACTTCTGTAAGTCGCCGCTGTAACGGTAGATAGTTGGATAGTTTTCTGTATCAGCTGTACTGATCCATAGATCACCGTTAACTAATGGTGCTCCTGTACTTTGTGTTGTTGGTTTAGAAGCTGCAACTCTTGGACCAGCTGGATCTGTTGATGGGAATGCAGTTTTGTAACCAACCCATGTAGTACCATTGTGTGCCATGATATCAACTTCTTCGATCAAACTAGAGTACCATAATTGACCATCTAATGCTTCTTCTAAAGGGGCACTTGCTGCTGCAACATAATCGGAACCTAATGGCTTCCAGTTGCTTGCAATAAAGTCATCAGTAGTACCTGCTGGTGCTGCATATAAGTTAGGTGTTGCTGTTGCTGCATTAGCGCCGTTAAATCCAATGAATCCGATATCGTTAAGAATACCGTCAACATCATTAAATCGGATTTCGCCACCTAATGTGTGACTAATGACAATTTTTCCGCCAACTACGTCAGCAGTAACATTGACTAAACCAGAAACACCAAATGCTGTAGCAATAGCGTCAGCATCACGTGCATCGCCAAACAGTTCACCGAGTGTTACGTTTACAATTGCAGATAATGCCTCTTGGCCTTTTAAACTTTCTTGTACGTTAATTACATTGCCTGCTGGTTGTGCATTTATTGCTCCTGCAACAGTCTTTGAAGTAATAATTGTAGCTGCACCTGCATTCACTCGCTTGTATAACTTAAATGTTGCTGTTTGTGGCGTCAAGTCGTTACCAGTATCTTCTTCAGCATTATACTGTGCAAATACTGTATTGGTAGGAATAGAGCGGCCGCCGCCTGCTTTGTCTAACGAGTAGATAGCAGACTGTGGCTTTTCTAACAATGGAGCCGTTTGCTCAACCCATGCTAGAGTAGCACCGTTCCAGCGTTTAACTCTCCAACGAGCACCTAAGTTAGGCTCAGTTGTTTTAATCCATACACTTCCTGTAGGACGATCATCGCTGGCAATTTTGAATGGAGGAACACTAGTGTGTGCAGACATTTGTAATTCTGGTCCATTATATACACCAGCTGTCATGCCAATAGTTGCTAAAAGATCTGTTACGCCTACGCCCGAGCCTGCTGCAAGTGTAATTGTATTACCTGCTGATTGGCCAGTTGTGAACAATTGAAGTCTACCGTTAACTCCTAGTGCAGTTACGCCTGTAATAGCAAGTTGGTTGATTTTAGTAACTAAACTCTGTAACGATGTACCTGGATTAGATACTAAAGTACCGTTAATTGAAAATTGGCCAGTGTTTGCTACGGTTACATTGCTAGTACTAGTAACTGTAGGCCATGCACTCTTCCAGCCGTTGCTACCAACTAATACCCATTCGTTGCTAACTGCCGCAGTTGTTGGATTAACAATACGCTTATTGAAGAACACACGGATCATTGATGTGTATGTAACTACGGCGTAATCACCAGTAACGCCGACGCTGCTCTTAGGAGCCCAACCGTAGTCGTTTGTATCTTCTAATTTGTCTGCGTCGTCAACTGTTAGTACGATTGGCTTTTTGTTGGCAAACGATTGTCCACCGTCTATTTTAGCGCCGCCATTCCACTCAAAAATACCGTAAGTAGAATTAGTAGTATCTAACCACCATTGTCCGTCTAATGGATTTGAACCTGGCGCAGCAGCTTTGGCCGCAATATCAGTTAAGTTCACATCGGCACGTACAATCCATGCTGAGTTTGTTACACCCATCAAACTGTAGGCAGCTTGAAGTCCGTATTCGTTTTGTTCCCCACCGTGTACCGGGCTTCCACTTGAAGTACGGGTAAATGTTGGAACACCAAAAAGATCTACTAGGTCTCGTTGGCTTGTAACTTTATATGCTTTACCAGCATTGGCTTTTGTTGTGCCCTGAGCAGTACCGGTACCGCTGGCGTTTGTTTTGTCTTGCGCTGTGGCTACAATAATAAGAGGAGTTGTTCCAGCTTCTGCCGGTGTATAAAAACTCTCGTCTACTACTGTAACTTGTACGCCTGGTGATGATAGTGCCATTCGTGTATTCTCCTAATGGTTTGAATCTTGTATAGATATTTAGTACCATTTGGCAAAAACACCCCGCAAAGGAAGCCTAAAAAGGGGTTGAAAAGGGCAGCTATAAATACATTATGCGTCCATTATGCTCTTGCTGCCAGAAAAGTCCTCGTGCTATCAACTATTACAAGGATAAGAAAGTATTTTATAGAAAGTTCTGCGAGAGCTGTGCAAAGAATGGGGGCAAGGATAAGGGCACCCCGCGATGGCATCAGCTAGGATATCGTAAAAAAGATCTTTGCGAAAAATGCGGGTTTAAAAGTAAACATCCCGAGCAGTTCAATGTCCTGTTTGTAGACGGAGATTTAAACAACTGCCGCCCTGCAAACTTAAAAACAGTATGCGCTAATTGTCAACGCATACTGCAAAAAGAAGGTGTTAAGTGGCGTCAGGGCGATCTATTACCAGACTTTTAACTGTGGTATAGAGAGAGTCAATTGTACTATTAATATTAATAATATGATCAAACGATGTTCCTGCCCATGCTGTTTCACTAGCATGTATACCTTCACTAACTAACCACTGGATCGCTTTAGAATCGCCCTTGTTGGCGGCGCAGGCAATGTCGTACCAATGCGGAATAACGCCACGTTGCACCCATAGGATCTTGCCACCTTGTGCCTTGATAGCTTTAATTTCGTTAGGGAAGCGGCAGTCACTAATCACTACACTATCTTTACTGGTGCGGAGTTTGTTTTCTAGACTGGCAATCCAAATATCATCATGAAAGCCTTTACGGCATACTTCAGTGCCCCATAGCTGAAGCATTAAGCGTGGAGTAAGATCAGGCATGTTTAAACGAGCTGCCCACCAAGGATCTACTTGTTCGCGCCACTCACGTGCTTCTTTGGTGCGCCCTTCTAGCATGACCCTATCCCAGCCAAAGACTGCTGCTACTGCATCTTTAAGGGTAGATGCAAAACTTTCTCTACGGAATTCGTGGAAATTTTGTAGGTAGTCTGCTACTGTGTCTTTGCCGCTACCAATAAAACCGCATACGCCTATGATCATATTTGTCCTCTTTAGAACAAGTATAATACAGTTTTATTAAAAAGTCAAAGATTTTTATCCAACAATCCAACTATAACCGATGCCGCCGGATACTAGTGTTATTAGTTCTAGGGTTAATCGATCAATATCTGCTTGGCCTTCCGCTTTCATAGCTGCACCGTTTAGACTCGATCCGCCTTGTGGTCCTGCAATTTGGCTGAATAATTCACGAGCTTGGCCTAACATGATCTTACAGTTGGCTAGACTATAATCTTTAATCCACTGGCCAGAATAGGTATCGGCAATTATTGCGCTATCTGGCTTTACGTTGTAGATCCAAAGCAAGATTTCTTCATCGGCTCGTGGGCGTTGTTGTATGACCAGTCGCTTGTTTTGTGGATTCCACGTGTAGTTGATAAATGATCCAAACATTTTGCCCACTAGTTCTTGGTAACCAGCAAACAATTCGTATGTGAGCAATCCGCCCATATTTGTTGAACTTAACAAATAGGTGTTAGTGTAGGCTAGGTTGAACGGTTCAAATACTGTTCCTCCATTTCCTCCACCCGATCTTGAACCAATACTGCGTCTAAACAGTTGGCGTACCTGTTGAATTTCTTTGGGCAGTATATATTCTTGCTGATCAACTTTAAGTTGCAAGAAAGCATAGCTCTCTTCTACAGCGTTATCGCTACGCTGACGAAAAATTGCAAGAGCACGATCTAGTGCTGTTTCGTAATGTTTAGGATCCAACTCTACATCAATCATACCGTCGCCCAGCATGGTCTTGCAGTAGTCGTATACCTCTTGTTTTGATGTATCAATTTGGCTCATACAAGTATTTATAAATATATGACTATGCCAAGACTCAGTTTATACAAGCCCGAAAAGGGCAATAATTACAAATTCATCGATAAAACCGTTTGGTCAATGTTCCAAGTCGGCGGTACTGATGTGTTTGTTCACAAATACTTAGGTTCAGCTGCTCCTGCTGCTGGTACAGCTAGCCCTTCGATTCCGCAGTATGATGCATTGAATCCACTGAATATTCAGGATTTGCTGTTCTTGGAAAATAGAGATCGCACTTACGATACAAACATTTATCAATTGCGTGGTGTTTACAATGTACAAGATACCGACTTTAATCTAAGTCAGTTTGGATTATTCCTGCAGAATGATACAATCTTTATTAGCTTTCACATTAATGATACTGTGGAAAAACTTGGTCGTAAAATCATGTCTGGTGATGTAATTGAATTACCCCACCTAAAAGACGAGTATGCGCTTAATGATTTAACCTTTACACTAAAGCGTTTCTATGTTGTGCAAGAAGTTAACAGAGCTAGCGAAGGATTTTCATCAACTTGGTATCCACACCTATATCGTGCCAAGTGTACACCGATGGTTGACAGTCAAGAATTTAAACAGATTCTTGATAGTGCTGCTGATACAGACAACGATCGTGGCGTATGGGCAGAGAATGTAACCTATTATCCGGGCGATGTTGTCAAAGGTGCAAACGGTTTGTATTATAAGGTGATCGCAGAAGCGACAAATATTTCTCCACCAAACTCTACCTATTACACATTGGCCAACAGTCTGCGTGATATCATCAGTACCTATAAGAAAGAACTGGCAATTTCACAGGCAGTATTAAATCAAGCCGAAGCAGATGCTCCAAAGAGCGGGTTCGATGTTACTAGATTCTTTACATTAGCAGTTGATGACCAAGGCAAACCTGCATTAGTCACTGCCGATGCCGAAACAATTGATGCCAGTACATTCACTATCAGTGGAGTGGACGGCACAACAACCACTGTAGATGCATCAACTATGTTGCAAACACCAACACGAGACGGATATGATAATACATATCTAATCGGCGACGGAGTTACACCCAATGGTGCGCCATTTACCAGTGGGACTACTTTCCCTTCGGGTAACCCATTAGAGGGACAATTTTGTCTACGTACTGATTTCTTTCCAAATAGATTGTTCCGTTATTCGGGCAAGCGTTGGGTCAAATATGAAGATAATGTTAGAATGAATATGAGCAATATCGGTGCAGACGATACAGGAATAACATCAGCTAACGGTATACGTCTAACACAAAAAGGAACATTTGTTAATAATACAGTTGTTAATAATGTTAACGGGAATCAAGTTGAAGAAAGACAAAGTCTTAGCAAAGCTCTTAGACCAAAGGCGGATTAATAATGAGTCAGTTTTTTTATGATGGGCAGATTCGACGATATGTTACGCAGTTTATGCGTATCTTTATTGGGTTTAAAACTCAGTCAGGCGACGGAACGCTAAGACAAATTCCAGTAATGTATGGTGACATGACTAAACAAGTTGCCAGTATTATTAAAGAAAATAGCGAAAACAAGATGCCTAGTGTTCCTCGCATTGCCTGTTACATTACTGGTATTGAGATTGCTCGAGATAGACTGAGTGACTCAAGTTTTGTTAGCAAGTTAAACATTAGAGAACGTGCATATACTACCGCTGCTGGTAATATCGAATACGAAAACTATCAAGGCGGTGGGTATACAGTTGAACGCCTAATGCCAACACCATACAAGTTGACTATGAAAGCGGATATATGGACTAGTAATACTGAGCAGAAATTACAGGTTATGGAACAGATACTAATGTTGTTCAATCCTAGTTTAGAAATTCAGACTACCGACAACTACATCGATTGGACTAGCCTGAGTGTAGTTGACCTAACAGGAACAAACTTTTCCAGCAGAACTATTCCAGTTGGCGCTGCTGACGATATTGACATATGTTCGTTAGACTTTGAAATGCCTATATGGATCAGTCCACCTACTAAGGTTAAGAAACTTGGTGTTGTTAAAAACATCATCATGAACATCTTCGGCGAGCAGGGAGATGTTAGCGATTTATCTAATATATTGTTCAATGATCCAAACGCTCAAGCTACTTCAACTCCGGGCAACTTTGGTGTTATTCTACTCAAAGTTAACAACGGTCAACCATATGACTATAATGTCGAGGTGTTGGATGCCAACGAAGCAGTAACTGAAACCGGACTAGAAGTACCTATCAAACAAAGTTATCGAATCGACTGGCATAAAGTGCTTGAGTTGTATGGCGGATATCAACCAGGCATTAGTCAAATATTCTTTAGACAGCCAGACGGTAATGAACTAGGCGGAACATTTACAGTTAATGAAGTAGATCCGTCGTTTATTGTTGTAACTATCGATCCCGATACAATCCCAACTAATTCATTAGGTGCAATTACTGCAATTATTGATCCATATAAGTTTAATCCTATTGCAACGTTTGGCGGTAGAGCTAATATTCCCCAGGGCACACGTTACCTAATACTCGATGATATTAATATATTAGACGAATCATATTGGACCACAGAAGTGCGACGAGTAACTGCATTAACTAGTCAATTTGATCATGCGGTTCCGTTCACTTCGTTAACTGCATATCAAGTGTTTGTTGAAAAGACAGAAGTGATTTCTTCGGTAGTTGACTTCGGCGGTAATGTCAGAGTAGTACTTGATAATGCTGTGCAGAACGCTAAAGTTACAATTAAAACCATGACTGGCTATGATGGGCCGGATGCTTGGAAGAACACGGATATGACAGATACTGTTGTTGCTGCCAATTCTGTTATTGAGTGGAATGGCGACAAGTGGGATCTTGTTTTTGCACCCGGTGCGGTGGTCAATCCAATTTATACTACCAATGTAAAAACTGGTATTCAATACAAGTGGGACGGAGAACAGTGGGTTAAGAGTTTCGAAGGCGAATATTCAGGCGGATACTGGCGATTCGTTCTTGACCCCGTATAATGCATAAAGGGATAGATACTAGTATGCAAAAACATGCTGGTATCTTATTCTTATCTAAACAAACCTCTAAAGTCCTGATCATCCTTGAGGACACAAAATGGACAGTTCCCACATTCACACGTAACGATGTAGTACTTCAAGACGCTGCACCGATCATTGAATTGTATTATAACAAACCCGCTAAATTAATTCCATTAGAATTGTATGTTAGTGGAGACAGTGGCTTTGAATTCTCCACGTATGTTTGTCTTGTAGATAGTGAGTTCACAATAGAAAAATGCCCAACATACTGCTGGGCAAGCTTTGAACATCTTCCTAACAATCTACACACTGGCCTAAAGACCACACTGGCCAACAAGGTAATTAATGATAAAATTAATACCATGTTGGTTGTGGCCAATCAACTTTAGGCCTGCGCTTCACCCCAACGTAGAACAATGTTACTCGGTATTGCTGCGCCTGCGGCCTTGTACACATTAATAGCCAACACATCCGGACCGTTAGGATAAGTTCCGCGGCCACCTAGGGTTGAGCTGGTTAATTCTTTCAACTCTGATAAGTCAAGTGTGCCCGAAGTACCTGGCGCTGCGATGAATGAGAAAATAGTTTCCCCTGGTAATGCATAAGGCGGTTGACCGAATTTAAATGTAATTGTTGTTGTGCCTGCTGTAATTGTAGTCGAACTTGATGTTTGACTGAATGTCACTCGATAATACTGCGTAGAGAAATATGTACTCAGTTGGACTACTGATACCCTGGTATTTGCAGGGAACAACGCATCAGACACCTCAGAGCCCTGTGTTGCTCCCACACTTTCCCAACTAGTTTTCTGGAAGAACACTGTTGATGTGTTGATCAATGTATATCGTTTAGTAACAGTGAGCGAAAGTGCTCCGTTTGTAGTTTGATTAAAATTATTACTCACCCTCACAAAATAAAAATTACTATACCACGGTGAAATTTCAGTAATTGTTGTATTGCTTGGCACCCCTGTTCCGGTTATTGCATCTCCCACCTGAAGACCTGATGAGACATAGGTTAGATAATCACTAGTAAGTATACCAAAATAATTAACTCCATTCAGAGTTGAGCTAGACCCAAACGGACCAGTAGTTGCAGTAATAGTTCCCGTTGGGAATGCGATCGAAGTTGCAGCAGCAGTTGTCTGGGTAGCCCCCGTTGACCACTGGACTGAGCCACCCGGAGCAATTTGTGCAAATGAAGGTTGACCACCTTGCGATGATCCTTGCAGGCCACTCCATGCAATAGCAGCAACGTTGGTTGGATAGTTTTGTGGATTCAATACCCCTTCAACAACAATACCGCCAGTGCCAGAGTCTGATGTAATCTCAATACCTTTCAATAATAACTGCGCACGATTCAACAGCTCTCTTTCACCCAAATCGCCAACGATTGCATTAGACACACTAGGTGCAAGGCGAATCAGAAACGCTGTTTGTTTTGTAGTACTCACAGAAATATTCGTAGCTGCATAGTTAAAAATGTAGCCTCGATCTTCATCAAATCTACCATCTGTAATTATCGCACTACCCCAGTGACTGATAATTGGACTAATTGTGTTACTGACCAACACCACTCCGGTATTGTATTCGTGTGTGGCAGCAACGCCGCCTCTAAATGTACGCTGTGATCCGCCAACGAAGTTAATCAAGGGCGCGGAACGAGTGCAGCCAGTTAGTGTATTACCGCTTTTACCAGTAAACGAAATCAATTCGTTGTCGATTTGTATGGTGCCTGCATCGTTTGGAAACTTTGAAGCATCAACTAATTGCACTGTTGTTTGACTTGCCGTAATAGACTTTGCTAACTTGCCCGGCGGTCCTTCGTTTAACACTTCGTATCGAACGGGCATGTTACCTGTACGCATATATGCTTCGGTGTTAGTGTTACTGTTGCGAATTCTATGTACAAATATAAAGTTACCGTCCGATCCCCTTGCCATGTAGTCAATAAATCCAGCACCATACCATGACCACTGGATTCCAATCATCTGCATTTTGGATATATCAACATTGTATCCACTAGGGCCTGTGCCGTCAATACGATCCATATTAAATTCTGATTGAGGCGTTATAAAGTCTCGAACTAGACACAACTTCACCTGTGTAACATCGACAGTTCCTCTAAAATCAGGAGTAATGGAAATTTGTGTATCGCTAGTCACTGAACTAACCACATGTGTCATACCTTTGATAACAATTCGGTCGCCGGCATTCAATTGATCTCTAAATCGAGTGTTGGTGCCGTTGACTAAATTACTATCTCTTAAAATATTAACAAAGCCTGCCAATTGAAAAGTGCTTGATCGACGGCCTACTGATAGATCCTTACCATTATATTGCCAGAACATACCGTTTTGATCATCAAATGTGCCTGCTCGCACCGTAGCACCGTGCCAATGTTCTACAGACATCTGTGCCGTTGTACTGAGTGTAGCGTATACATTACCTAATACCGTCTGCGCTTGAATTTTAAATTGCCGTTCCGTAATCACATCGGTTACTGTGTATGTACCGTTGTAACCGGGCGTAGACACTCCAATAATTTTAATAACGCCGCCAACTTGACATCCGTGATCAACGTCATCAGTAGTGACTGTAATGAAAGAACCGATTGCGGTTCCGGTAGAGGTTAGTGCTTGTAAATTGTAGCTTGGCGCAAATAGTGCACCGGTGGTATACATAATGCCCTTACCAGACTGGTAACGAATATATTTTTTACTCTGTCGAATTGCCTGAGCACCGTGTTGCGGACCACCAGTGCCTAATTGTACACCGCCATCGTATGGTCTATGCACAAAAAAGCTATCTGGTCTAGAGTAAACAGAACCCGCCATTAGTACACCTGCATCGACCACGCCTGCAGCTCTTACAGTATATCGTAATGTATTGGCGGTAGGAGTTGATTCTACATAAAATGGTCCTGCTGCAAGATTATGATTAGTTCCTGTACTTGATATTGATGTTAATATATTACTACCCGGGACTAAACCGTGTGGCGTGGCAAAGGTTACTTGCATGCTGGCGATCGCTGATACACTTATTGTGGCACCTGCTGCGATTGTTGCAGTGGTGATGTCACTGAGCGACATCGCCGAGTAAAAGTCAATTGTAGCGGCGGCGGCGCCTGATCCGCTAATATCTATGCTGTTAATTTGTGGATTTGCATCTACTATTCGTACCACAGCATCGTTAGTCGGAGTAGTCCCACCTAGAGCAGTTCCTGCAATGGCAATAAGGTCACCTGTTACGTATCCACTGCCTGCTTGATTTAGTGTAACAGTGTATGCGCCGCTAGATCGAATAACATTAAATGTTGCACCGATGCCCACTGGCGGTACAAGGGTTGATGTTAGACCGGTAAATGTAGCGTTGTATGCTGGGGTGCCGGCAAATGTAAAGTCGCTGCTTATTCCGTTTACAAAGTTTGAGCCTGAGCTCGATCCCGGGCCAGTAAATACACTAACAACGGTTATTACTAGATCATTAGCAGGAGTTGCTCCGCCGAGACTAGTTCCTAAAATAGTTATAGTTTCTCCGGTTGCGTATCCATTGCCAAAATATTCTGGAAATTGACCGGTATCGGGATCTGGGGTGCCGACTGTTCTTACTACGGAATAAGAAGTGTTGGTGTAGGAAACATCAAAAGCTGCTCCGGTACCAGATGCACTGGCTGTGCCTGTTACCTGTGCAAAACTTCTATTGCCAGTAACGCTTACTCCAGAAAATATTTCACCCTGAATAAACGCCCCGGCGTTTTCTGATGCTAAAGTACACAATATAATCAGGTCGTTTGCAGGAGTTGTGCCGCCGAGAGCAGTGCCAAGAATTCGTACTTTATTGCCAGTTCGGTAGCCCGCGCCCTGTGCTGTTCTTTCCAAATTAGCATAACCACCGCTAATTCGACTCACTGTAAATTGAGCGCCT